CTCGGGGCTCAAACAGCTCTCACGGAAGCCGATACCCTTAACGCGCCCTGTCTTTTGGTCTACAGCGCCGTCGTCAATCTCGTAGGCACCGAAGGCCAGTAAAGGCACTTGTTCTTTAGATGCCCAAGTCCCGTGAGCTTGAACAGCGGCCCCATAGAGGCTCAGAACGTCCGCCCAGCTTTGCTCCAGAACTTGGGGGGCGGCCCCAAATCCCTGACGTAGGGAGATACGCATGGGGCTTAAGGTGGACCGTGAACATGCACGCGGTCAAGAACTATTACAACGGGGGCATAAGGCCCCGGGGGCTCAGGACCCCGTTTTTAACGTGAGCCTGCTCAGGGGCTAAGTTTAGCTAATTTTAAGTTAGAGCCCTAATTTTAACTTAGCTTGCTTTAGCCGGTAGACGTGTCCCTGTGCCCCAGCGTGCCCCAGCGGCCGATAAAGTCTGTGGGACTCGATTCCGTGATTCGGGCGGCCTGTGTCTCAGCTAAAGCTGATTCTTCTTGCTCTAAGAAGTCTAAATAACCTAGTTCAGAATTTATTGAAAGTTCGAAAAATGGCCCTGTGAGCTATGGTAAAGGAGTAGCGCTGGGACGCGGGACCAGCGGGACACGGCCCGGTCATTAACTCTAACTATAGGTAATCATTGGTAGTCCCGTGCCCCAGTCTGTGTCTCTGTGGGCAACTAGGCTTGATTCATTAATGACCGGGTTAAAATGAACCTATAGCTGGTAAGGCTAGGTCTGGGGTCTACAGCCCCCGCTAGCCCAGCCCTAGACCCAGCTCCCGTTAATGAGCTAGTCTATTGGCATGACAGACCCTACCCCCCGTAAGGCGCGTGTCCGGGGCACGCACAGCACCACGCACGTGAGCCCTGAGGCTCCCTTCGGTCTACGTGAGGAGCCCACGCGCCCGGACGTGCCAAAGCCCGTTAGCCGGCCGCCCGAGCGTCAGGAGGCAATGGTAGAGACCCGTCCCACGGTCCACGTTATCGGCCTTCACCATACCATCCCTAGCGAGGCCTTTAGTCATTGCGCCTTTACCGGCAAGGTGCTGAGGTTTCCGCTAGTGCTCCACGAAGCCGGTTACCGTGTAGTGGAATACGCGAACGGTGCGTCACAAAGTGACGCGGACGAAAAGGTTAGTATCTGGAGCGTGGACCAGCTCAGCAAGCTAGCCGGTGGAGACGATGCCTTGTTCTCTAAAACGACTAGCGGATTAGACTCGGACCCTGAGCTTAGGGAGCTGTTTGGGATACTGGTACAGCGCGAGCTACGTAAGCGCCTCAAACCAGGTGATATCGTAGCCCACGTATTCGGCTGCACTGAGTCAGCCCAGCGCCTGGTCAAGGCCTTCCCTCAGGCTATCCACGTGGAGACCGGCATAGGCTATGGTTCAGGGCCCTTCGGCTGCTACCGTATCTTTGAGTCCGAAAGCTGGCGCGCGTGGCACATGGGACGTTACACGCTCGCTAGTAATGGTGGTGGCGGGACGTGGCCTAACTACTCCGAGCTGACTACTACTCAGGTGGTACCGAACTACTACGACCCTGAGACCTTCCCGCTAGGTAAAGGGCTAGGGGATATGCCTAAGGGGCCGGGCGCGCCAGAACGCCAAGCTAAGCCCTACGCGCTATGGGTGGGCCGGCTAGCGTCAATCAAGGGGCCTGAGGTAGTTCAAGCTCTGGCGCGCGCTATGCCAGAGTTAACGTTCAAGTGCGTGTCAGGCGATGAGCTAACGGAGGACTTCCGAGCTAATAGACTGAACGCACCTAACATAGAATTCCTTGGGCGTGTAAGCGCACGCTCGGACCTGGCTAAGCTTTACGGGGGAGCTGTGGCTACCATCATGCCTAGCCTGTTCTGGGAGCCCTTCGGCGGGGTAGCTGTGGAAAGCCTCCTGACTGGTACTCCGGTTCTGTGTCCTGACTACGCGGCCTTCGTGGAGACGGTAGCGCACGTGGAGGACGGGGTACGGTGCGGGCCGCCTGGCGATTACTTGACGGGCCTCAAGATGCTACTTGAGCCTGACCTTCTGTGGGCTACAGGGCATAGGTCGCGTAGGCGGGCCCGAGCTATCGAGCGCTTTGGTATCCAGGCTGTGGGGCTAAGGTACAAGGCCGCTCTAGGGGCTATTCGCCGTTGGCACGCTCAGGGTTTGCGGCCGGAAGGCGCTTAGGCTAAAGTGCTAGTGGAAAGGACGGACACATGAAAGAAAAACTAACTTACATCGCGCTGGCTATGACGTTGCTCATCGGCTGCGGCGTGGCTCTGGGGGAGGTTCAGGAGCGCTGCTCTGAGGCTAACGTAAGCGCACGTGCTATAGCTGTGGCCGGTGCGTGCGAGGCGCGCAAGGCTGCGGAGTGCCCTAAGACTACCTACCCCGAGCTGAGCGCTTGCCCGTTTATGCAACGGTGCTTAATCGAGCTGGACCAAATCGAGCTAGAATGTAGGGGGCAGTAATGGGGGGCTTAACTTATGAGGGTTATCTAGGGCTCTGCAAGGGCACGAAGCAGGACCCACGTAACCCGCCCGAGGCTCAGGTTTGCAGCAACGCTATTCACCTAGCTAGCTGGTTCAAGCTGTTCGGTTACGCCGCGCGCGCGACCCGGGAAGGAGCACGCTAGTGGAAGCGCTAGCTAAGCTCGCTCCCCCGGTCTTGGAATTCGTGCTGGAGCTGGTAGGGGCGCTGGCTAACGCGCGTACAAAGCGAGACGCGGCCCGCGCAGCTATCGTGCTGGGCACTAAGCGCTTGCTCCTGAGGGATACGCGCTAATGGCAAGGCGCCCGGACCGACCTACCCGCGTGGAGTATTGGGGGCACCTGGAAGGCTCGGTCCAGGTGCTGGAGTGCCGTATCATTACACCCAAGCGGAGCGTAACTAACGGCTTTCGCATTGCGGTCCTGAACGCGCCTGAGCCTAACGAGTCACGGGACCGCGTGCAAGCGAAGCTCCTACAGCTAGTGCTAGTGGAGCTACAGCAAGAGGATACTCTATATGTGATTGATACACAGCTAGCGGCCTTGCGTTCCACGCGCGCGTTACTCAAGCAAGAGCCTGACAAGGGTGATGTAGACGTTAAGCCTGCTGAGCCCTCGCTTGACGCGCTAGCTATCGAGGTAGCCGAAGCCCAGGCCGAGGGGTTCAAGTGACTGAGGCACAGCTAGCGCTGTGTTGGTTTCTAGTTTTGCTAATCGGCTTGTCCGAGATAAGGGACCGCTTGAAATGAAAGGATACTTTCCACCATGGCACAATTCGTCAAAGATACTTTCCTTAGCGTGGTGTTGGCTGCCACGCTCTGGCTCGTGTATTCGTGCTCCGGGTGCGCGCCTGCTACGTTGGCTCCGGCGCGCTCTACGGCGGGTGCTCAAAGCCCAGCCGTCACTGGCGCTAGCGTAGTCACGCTCATCCGTCCCGAAGCTCAGTGGACCTGGGGTAACCTAGCCTCGGAGAACTTTACGGACGGGGGCTTTAAGGTCCGCTACGTCCCCAGCTGCAACGGCTTTGCAATCGAGGGCAATAGGCTAGTCACGGCCGCGCATTGCGTGACGGGTATCGAGCCCGGCGGGGAGGTTCGTTACCTGAGCCCGGACGGAGTAGGCCATGGTATCGCTACGCTCCTGAGCGTGAACGAAGCGGCGGACCTGGCTACGTGCGAGGCCTACGGACTAACGCCGCTACCCGTTACGAGCGTGCCCAGGGACGGAGACGCGGTAGTTGCTGTGTCTAGCTTCTACGGCCAGACCAGCTACGGCAAAGTGCTTGGTAGGCTGTCTACGGGCTACTACGCTACGAGCCAGACGATTATCAAGGGCTGGTCTGGTAGCCCTGTGCTGGACTTGCACGGGCGCGCGTGGGGCGTTATTAGCCAGTGCCCTGAGGTAGCGGAAACGAAAGAGTGCGAGCCGGGGCACGCTATCGTTACGGCGCTACAGTAGGGCGCTCAGCGGAGCACGGGTAAAAGGACCCGCGCTCCGCTGCCCTTGTGCTACTTCCCGCTGATGCGCTTAGGCCGGACCACTTCCGGCGCCGCATGGCCTTTAGCGTAGGTGCCTGACGGCTTACGAGCGGGGGCAGGCGCGGGTGTGCTACGTGAACGCACGTAGGCTTTAGCGGGCTCCAAGTCCTGGGCGCGGGGCGCGGGCCGCTCCAGAAGGACCGTGTACCCTAGCTGGGCTGCGGCGTGCTCCTGGAGTGCCTTTGCTTCATACTGGGCTCGGGTAAGCCCCAGCTTGGTAGCCGCTTGCGCAATCATGTTGCCGTAGCGTCCGCGCTGTAGCGGGGGTAGCTGAGGGAGCTTCTTACCCGTCACGGCGGACGCGCGCTCGGTCATGGTGTCCCGGCAAAAGTCCGAGATACTGAGCCCCTCCTTTTCGGCCGCTTCGGCGATAAGCTCGGACAGAAGGCGGTAGGCTTTGAACGATACGGTAACTAGCTCTAGCTCGGTCATGGTAGGTCTTTCGTGGGGGCCGCTCGATTGCGGCTACGTTGGGGGCTTATTGCTAGGGCCGTGCCAGGCCGTATAGCGAGCTAAACTAACGGAATCATTTAACCGTCATAGCTTAATGACGTGGCGCGTTAGCACTAGTGGGGGCGTCCCTGTCTGAGACGATTACGTGTAGGTAAAAAGCTTACGTAGCTAAACACTGGACAAATGGTCAAGTGGGTAAGGGTCGGAGCTATCTTAAAAGAAAGTGAGCAAAGGGCTTGCACGGTTACGCGCCATAGGTTAAGGTCTGTGTATGTCAAATGTCGTTACCGCCAAAGCCGAGAAGATTTACTTTGCCATCCGTGCGCGCCTCAATGCCGGCGCGGATATCGATAGCGCTGTAAAGGGAGCTATTAGGGAATGCGGCCCGCTGCGCACGGTTCGCGTATCTAGCGCGAAGGCGCGCGGCACAGCGAAGGGCTACGCCTACTACGGTGCGGCTCGTTACATGGTCACGGTAGCTAAGTCTTACGACGGGCTCTGTAACGTGGCTCTGGAGGCGGCTAGCTCTGACCGGCGCTCTGTGCGTTTGGCCGAGCGCGATGCTGAGGCTATTGCGCTAGCTGAGGACCGCGCCGAGACCCAGGCTATCGGCGTAATCTGGCCGGAGACGGTGGCCATGATTGCGGGTGTCGAGCCTCGTTGCTGGGGCTGCTGAAAAGAAAAAGTGAATGGGGCCCTTGACCGGGCCCCGTTCTTAACATATAACGAGTATCATAGGAGAGACGGTCATGTCAGAGATTCCCACCCACGATTACCAGTGCCCCTGTGAGCTGTGCGAGCCCGAGGCCCACAGCGTCCGGGAGCTGCCCAGCCAAAGCACCGTGCCAGCCCCCGAGGGCCAGGACCTAGCTAGCGAAGTCTACCGGGAGCGCGTTGCCTCGGGCGTGCGCGTAAGCCCGCTCATGCGAGCCGCGCTGGACAACGGCCTGGACTTCGAGACGGTGGACCTACTAGCCGGCGCTGTGAGCAGTGGCTACCCAGTGTTCAGCGCTAAGACCATTGCTGCTTTCCGTGCCAGCGTAGAGGCAGACACGGCGCTTAACCTGGCGCTGGAGCAGCACGCCCGAGCCCGTCAACCGGAACGCTCACGCCTGTGGTGGCGTGGGGCCTTGCCGCAATGAGCCGCACCTTTGGGCCCCGGTGCCAAGGGGATGGCTGCAAACGGCTAGCCTGTATCGCTGGGCGGGGCGCTTACTGTGCCCAGCACGCGGAGCTAAAAGGCTGGTACAAGCCCGGCGCTCAGGCTAAGACCGAGCCAAGCGTAGCCCGTTTGCGCGAGACAGTAGCATTGCAACGCCTGGCTAACGTGCTAGTGGTCAAGCTTGACCCGGCCAAGGAAAACTGTGAGCTACTTGAGGAGCTAGCGAAAGCCGCTGAGGAATTGTTGACAGACGCGATTATCCGTGAGAGGTTATAACCTCGCTTGAAAGGGAATGACGAATGAACAGCTACACCACAATTAAGGAATTCGATAACGCCGTTCGTGCGAGCCAGCGCAAGATTAAGGGCCTTAACGAACGGCTCGAAGCTAACCCGTTGGATGGCGCGGCTCAGCAATCGCTGGAGCTTGCGAAGGCGGGTCACAGGTTCCTACTGGCTTCGCGTGCCAAGTTTAAGGAGACGGGTGTTAACGCGCCCAAGCTCCGAGACGTTCAGGCAGCGGCACTGGAGGAAGGTAGTAAGCTTGCTCAGGGTGTGGACCCAGGAGCCGAGCCCGGGCTAGTGGTTTACCGCGATGAGATAGGGCAGCTCCGAGCTAAGCCCGCGCCAAACGCGGCTATGCCCCAGGAGCCAACCCCCGTAGACCGGTCCCGAGAATTCATCCCCCGCGCGCGCGTAGTGCGTGAGCGCGTGAACGCGGGCCCAGGCGCGCGCGTGCCGCGCTTCGCACCGGACGATAGCCGTAACCTAGGGCTCGGCTACCGCACGCTCCAGCGCCGGGCCGAACAGAAGCGCTTCGTTATGTCCCTTGGAATTACGCCCAAGTTCCCGAGCGAGCGCTACCCTACCCAGCGAATGAGCGCCTCAGGCTCAGCTCGCATTACGGTCAATGGCCAGGCCTGGTAGACCGGTTGCGCGCTATGGTATCTGGGGCCTGACCCCGAACGCCCACAGGTGTTTACGTCAGGCCCGTGTCCACGCTTGGCATGCCTGGACTTGCTTCCGGCAGGCTATTCGCTGGCAAATTAAAGGGTATTGACCCGCCCGTTATGATACGCTAGGGTCTGAAGGTGTCGCGCTTTTAGCGCTTAGAAATCGAAAGGAACGACAGATTATGGCAACCAAGAAAAAGACTAGCGCTAAGAGCGCGGCAAAGGTGACGGATGAATCCTCCGTCCAGTGCATGTTCCACCTGAACAAGGGACACCTAGACTGGGTTAAGTACGCCGCTTCGCAAGCGGGCGTGAGCGAGTCCAAGTTTATTCGAGACGCTGTTAAGACGGCGCTCCGGAAGGCGGGCCACGCTATCCAGGACTTCCCGGAGCTGAAACAAGGGCGGCCTAAGGGTTACTCTCCGAAAACCGGCAAGGTCGCAAAGGAGTCCAAGTAATTGGCTTACCCGAGCGATACCTACCAGGACAAGGTAGAGCTGGCTAAGGCCTGTCTGGTCGGGCTCTGTGCAAACTTCGAAGCCCCGCACCACAAGCCGCGCGAGCTTGCAGCGAAGGCACTGGACTTTGCCGGCGCCTTTTACGATGAGCTGGACGCGCGCGAAGCGGCGCACGAAGCCGCGGAGCAGGCAGCGGGTAAAACCGAGCCCCCGCCAGGCTTCGATCCAATCCCGAGCGCTGGCGCACTCTCCAGCATCCTGCCCCCAGAAGACCGTCCAGCGCCCGTGTCACAGCCGGCTACTCCCGTGTCTGTCACGGCGGACCGCCCCTGGTCCGGTGGCGACTTGGACCACGCCGGCTAGAGCTAATCGGCGTTACGCCAAAAGAGAGCGGCCCGGATATAAACGGGTGGTATCCCAGGGGAAGGACCTGGACGCTGAGAAGAAACGGCCCGCTAGGTGACTGCCCTAGCGGGCCGTGCTACGTTCTGGGGCATGGCTGACCTAGCTCCGGACTACTACGTTAACGCTCGATACTGGGACCACCTTCCAGACTTCGAGACGGCGGAACAGTTCTACGCCTTCGCGTATTACCGTGACCTAGGACCCACCCAAAGGACCTACGCTCAGGTGGCCCGAGCGTTCTCCCTTGCCTACGGTACAGTGGTAGGCTGGGCTCGGGACAAGCTTTGGGGGGACCGGGTGGCGGACTACGACCGGGCTCAGATAGCCGAGCGTGAGGCGCTCGTAGAGGCTAAAGGTAAGTCCAATAACCTGGCCTGGGCTGAGCAACGCGCGGCCTTATTGGAGACCGCTAAGACGCTCACGGAAACGAGCCTGGAGGCGTTGCTACGTAAGGTCCACCGGGGAGACCGGGAGCTACGCCCGAACGAAATCCGGCTAATGCTGGAGACGTTAATCAAGTGGCAGAATCTTTCGCATGGTGAGGCTACGGAAAAGGTTGACGTTAACCATGACCTGAGTAAACTAAGTGATGAGGATATAGCTACTCTTGAAAAGGCAAGGGCTCTACTACCCTCAGAGCAGACCTAAGAATGACCGTTTACACGTTGGGACGAAAGGCCTTCGAAGCCTTTTGGAAAGACCGAGCAGAGAAAGGGGAGCGCGGAGCGTTACGTATAGCTGACGGCTGGAGTAATACCGGCCGCAATATTCAGGACGCTTGGGAGGCAGCTGCTATCTGTGTACAGCAGCTAGTAGAAAGTATGCGTGAGCCTACTACGTTTGAACGTTGTGTAGCTCGCACGCACCGAGAGGGCCAGCGCCCACGCCAGGGCGGCATGGTCAACGTTCACACGAAGCCGCCGGTACACTACAACGCGCATCCCTCGGGCGTGGAGTGTATCGAGATTACGCGGCACATGCCCTTTAACCTAGGGAACGTAATCAAGTACTTGTGGCGCGCGGGCCTCAAGGAAAACGAGTCCGAGATTAAGGACCTGGAAAAATCCCTGGACTACTTGAACGATGAAATTAATAAGCGCAAGCTTGCGCTAGGTCTTGCTCCAGGCTATCGCTGGGAGCCGGTGCCAGACGCGCGCGTGAAAGACCATGCTCCCTCCTACGGACCAGACGGAAAGGGTCACCAATGAACCAGCACAGAGAGCGCGCACAGCGCAAGGAACGTGACGCGGCCCGAGCCCTGAAGGAACGCCCCGCACGCACGCCGCGCCCGGGCTACGGAGAGGACTCTTTCCCGGACCCCCCGGGTAATGACGAATTCGATAAGTTTGATGAGTCATTCCAGCTCGTAGTTCAGGCTCGCTTTGAGCGGGGTATCCGGCTAACCCTGAAGGGTAATGCTCACGCGAAGTCCGAGGCCCAGGCAATGAACGTGCTTTGGATTCGCCAGCAAGAGAAGCGCCGCGCTGAGGCCCGGCGCGTGGCTCAGCTTCACCTGGACCGGCTCACGCGCGAACAGCGCCAGTACCGTAGCTCACGCGCGGATATCCTGGACAAGGCCCGCCGGAGCGTCCGGACGTGAGAGACCTAGACGGGCTAGGCTTGCTCGGGGTATTCGTCCTAGCTTTAGGCGCTGGAACTTTGCTCAGTGTGCTGCTACCTTAGCGGCATGACTACCACTCAAAAGACCGTGCTCTACTCAATCCTTGCGGCGGCTGTAGGTGCTGCGCTTCCGCATGTTCCCGTGCCTTACGCCGAAGCGGCTTCCGCCATTGCTGCGGTAGTGCTCCTGAATCTTCGGAACGCTTGGCACGTTCCAGCACCCCTCGCAAAATAACGGGCTGGTCCTGTTATGGTAAACCCCACAGCCTTTACGCTTGCTAACTCGGTTGCTCTAGACCGAGAGATTGTCAGGCGTGAGGGCTGCTGGGGTTTCGTGCGTTTGGCGTGGCAATACCTTGAGCCCCGGGAGCCAGCCTTCGTTCCTACGCGCGTGCTCAAGGAAATGTGTACCCACGCTGAGGCTATGGTAACGCCTGACCGTAACGTAGCCCCGCTAATACAGGAGCTGGTAATTAACATCCCGCCGGGCTTCACGAAGTCTAAGTTTTGGACCGTGCTGTTTCCCGCGTGGGTGTGGACTAAGTATCCGGAAAAGCGCTTTATCTTTGCGTGCTACGATTATGGCCTAAGCCTGGCGCATGCTGAAATGCATTTCAAGCTTTGCCAGACTCTCTGGTATCGCCAGCGCTGGGGTCAGACGATTACACCTAAAGGACCGTGGGCTATGGGTGACTTTGGCACCACTGCCGGCGGGGTGCGTTTCTCTACCTCGGTCAACGGCAAGGGCACCGGCCGTCACTTCGATTTCTTCGGCATTGACGACCCAGTTAAACCGAGCGCGGCTCAGCGCTCAGGCAAAGACCTAGCAGCCGAAGTGACGAACGCCAATGAGTGGCTAAAGAACACGGTCCCTAGTCGTACGTTGAACGTGCGTAGCTACGTCAAGTTCTGTGTGATGCAAAGGATTCACGAGGAGGACCCGTCTACCCAGCTGCTGAGGGAGGGTTACAATCACCTTCGTTTGCCTATGAAGTTCGAGGCTAAGGACGCCTGCCGAACGCCCGTAGGCGGGGACTGGCGCGGCTTAGAAGGGGAGCTATTGGACCCTCTCCGATTCCCCGCTGAGTCCGTAGAGAAGCAGGCTCGCGCCATGGGTGGCTGGGAAGGCTACGTGTGTAACGCCCAGCTCCAGCAACGGCCGAGCCCCCCGGGCGGTATGATTTTCCGAGAGGAAAACTTTGGACACTTCCGGGCCGATGAGCAGCCGCTACGCCACATGTTCCACAGCGTCATTAGCGTGGATAGCAAGTTCAAGAAATCAGACACTACCTCGGACGTGGGTATAACCGTCTGGGGTGTTAAGGACGGCTACCTCTATTGCTACGACGCTATCTCAGAGAACATGGGGTTTATCGAGACGATGCAAGCGCTAGACGCGCTAGTGAAGTGCTGGCGTGTTAACGCGGTGCTGATAGAGGACAAGGCTAACGGCTCCTCTATTATCGAAGTGCTTCGCAAGAAATGGCCCCACGTGCTGGCCATTGACCCTAAGACTTCGAAAGAGGAGCGGGCCCACGCCTTCAATGTGAGCTACGTTGCAAAGGCTGTGAAGCATAACCAGCTAATGCTAGACTTGGAAGGTTTCGAAGCAGCGCTTAAGGGTTTCCCCCGAGCCACCAAAAAGGACGTGGTGGATAGCTCTACTATGGCCGGGCTCTACCTCATTGAAAAGGCAGCCAAGGGAGGGGCTCTGCTCAAGGCGCTTGACGGGCTGGTAGCTCAGGGGCCCGCTGTAGAAAGTGCGCTTGGGGGGTTTGACAGCCACTTCGTGATACGCTAGGGTCAAGACTTGAGCAGCCAATAAGGCACTTGCTAATAAGCAATGGACCGCCCTGGGACGCCTCCCTGATTAGTCCCCAAGCCCGGCCTAGGATTGAATGAAGCCGGCAAAGTCTTTAGCCCCCGGAGCCTAGTCCGGGGGCTTTTGCATGTAGGCTTGCGCCCCCGCTCGCGCGCGCGTAGGCTTGCCTACATGGCTTCCCTACTTGACCACGTAGCCGGCTCCGTTGCCACGCTGATTAATATCAGTCGTGCTGTACGGACGGACGGCTGGGCTAATCTCGCTACTGGTTTTGGTACCTCACGAGATAAAACGCAAGCGGCTTACTTTGCTCAGCCGGACTTGCTGAGCCCGGTGGACCTGGCCAACCTGTACACTTACGATGACTTAGCCGGGACTATCTGTGACACTTATCCGCGTGAGGAAATGCGGGAGGGCTTTGGCTTATCCTATGGTGAGTCAGAGGACACCACGGAAGTAGCTGAGTACTTGTGTAGGTTTCAAATACCTAGCGTGTTTGCTGACGCGCGTATCTGGGGCAACGTGTTTGGGGGCTCGGTAATCTGGCCGGTTGTAGAGGACGGGCTTGACACGGCCGAGCCCTTGAACCTGGACGGAATCAAAACCGTAGCTTGCCTAAAGGTGATTGACGCGCGCTGGCTCTGGCCAGAGAAGTACTACACAGAAGGCCCGCGCGTGGGTGAGCCTGAGGTTTACCGAATCGTAGCGCCTCACGCGGGAGGCACAGCGGCTACCATCGGGCTCATTCATGAGACCCGGCTTATCAAGTTCCCGGGCGCGCGCACGGAGCACCTGACTAAGATTCGTTTGCGCATGTGGGACCTGAGTTTACTGGTCAAGCCATACGAAGCGCTACGACAGAGCGGCCAGACCTGGCAAGCTATCGCGTCACTGGTGAGTGACGCTAACCAAGCTGTGTTTGGTATCTCTGAGCTTTGGGAAGCCATGGGCGCGGACCCTACTCAGGAACAGGACGCGGAGACGGGGCAGCTTACACCTAGCGGGAAGCTGCTTAAACGTATCGCGTTTATGGATAGGCTTCGTAGCGCCGGCCGCGCAATCGTTCTAGATAAGGACCGCGAATCCTTCGAGCGTAAGGCTACTTCGTTTGCTGGCTTGGCTGAGCTATCAGATAGGGCGTGGAAGCGCTTGGCCGCCGCAGCTGACATGCCGGTTACTATCCTCATGGGTGAAGCTCCCGCGGGGCTTAGCGCTACGGGGGATAACGATATCCGTTATTTCTTTGCGAAGGTTTCGAGCAATCAACGCCAGCTCTGTGAGCCGCGCTTGCGGCGTTTGCTGGACATTCTCATGTCTGCTCAGGACGCGCCGCAGCTGAAGGTGCCTAAGCGTAAAGACTCTGACGAATTCGAGGAGGACAAGCCCGAAGCTAAAGAGACTGAGCTTAAGATTGTCTGGCTCCCGCTCTGGGCGCCTAGCTCTAAGGAGCTTTCGGAAATCCGCCTAGCTCGCGCGCAAGAGGCGCAAATTTGGATTAACGTTCAGGCCCTTTTGCCGGAGGAAGGTATTATGAGCCTGCCTAAGGATTGGTGGAACATTAACCGCAAGCTTCGTGAGCAAGCGCTAGAGGACGCTGGCAAGGGTGAGGACACGCCTGACAACGGAGCTAAGCTGGTACTCACGCCTTCGGATATCGCTGTGGTGGCTAACGTTAACCAAGCGCTGGCTAGCGTGGGTCTGCCCCCGCTCAAGGGTCCGGAAGGTCAAATGAGCGTGGCCGAATATAAGGCTATGAAGGAGGCAGCCGGCGCCGAAGCTGGAGCGCCCACGCCCCCACCGGCTCCGGTCGTAGTAGCCCCGCCAGGCGCGCCACCGTCTACAGGAGGCAAAGCCCCGCCCCCGATTCCGAAGGCTGCTAAGGGCCCGCCTAAGCCAGGCATGCCTGACCCCGAAGCTGAGCTGAAGGGGGAGTAGTGCTCCACGCGCGCGTACTTCTGGGCTACCCGCCCGAAGCGCTCAAGCCAGCTAAGTCCGCGCTCTATCGCAAGCTAGGGCGTGGGACTGTTCCGCGTGACGTGCTGGAGCGGTTAGCCCCGCCCCTCCCGCGTGGCGCTGAGCTTCGATATCGGAAGTGGCTTAATAGCTTCTGGCACATGTGGACGCTAGCCGTCATGCGTGAGCTTGAGCGTAACGACTCTACGCGCACGGACGCGAAAGACCTACTAGGTAACTTCAATCTGATTCTGGAACAGAGCGGTTACCAGACCATGCTGGGTCAGGTTACTAACGACGTGAAGCGCTCCACGTCTAGCTACTACTCGCGCTTGTTCAAAGCCGGTGCTCCCGCTCCAGATACTACCGCGCTCGTCAAGGATTGGCGCGTAGAGAACCTACAGCTAATTAAGGACGTGGGTACGGAACAAGTACAGCAGCTAAACACGCTGTTTAGTAAGGCTCAGCAAACAGGCCAGCGGCATGAGGAGCTAGTCAAGTCTGTCCAGGAGCGGCTGGGCGTGGGGCTCAATCGAGCCAAGCTCATAGCACGCGACCAAACCACGAAGTTTAATAGCACCGTGCAATTAGCTCAGGCAAAGGCCGCGGGTATCGAGGAATTCATTTGGACTACTTCGAAAGACGCTAGTGTTCGTAAGAGTCACAAGGCCCTGGACGGAAGGACGTTTCGCTACGATAACCCGCCAGTAGTAGACGGAGAGCGAGCCCTACCAGGCCAGCCTATTCAGTGCCGTTGCCAGGCAATACCTAAGGTGTCGCTGTTCGAAGGGCTGTAGTCTAAAGGCCCTAGGATTCAGCCCCCAAATGGGGGCGCTTGACCCCAGTCCGGGGGCGTGACACCCTATCCGGGTGGCAATAAGATTTGATGCAATCCGGCTTGACGGTTCCAAGGTAACGCGCATGCCTAACGGCTCGGTCCGCGTCCCTGCTGTGGTGACACGCTCGGGCGTATTCGGCTACAGGCGCGCTGACGGTTCAATGGTGCATGAGTGGCGGCCCCCTGAGGAAGTGCTCAAACCTGACTCGCTAGCTAGTCTCCGAGACGCTACCGTTACGGACAGACACCCTAAGGAAATGGTGTCTCCCAATACGTGGGGTAGCGTCTCGATTGGTCATGCGTCTGGCGAGCCGCGCAAGGATGATGCTACCCAGGGGGCCGCTATTGACATTGTGGTTTCCCGAGCGGACGCAATTCCGCGCGTGGGTAAGGACCTTTGCGAAGTGTCATGCGGCTATGGCCTGCGAATCGATAACACTCCAGGTGTAGTGCCTGAGGGTTACCCGGATGCGGGCAAGCGCTATGACGCTGTGCAAAGGGATATCGTATATAACCATGTGGCCCTAGGCCCCGTGGGCTGGGGCCGTCAAGGTCCGTCAGTAAGTCTGAGGCTCGATAGCTCAGACAATGAAATCGTAGAAGATGAAAGGGACGTAGGTATGAAGCTTAAAATTAAGCGTGCTGACGGGTCTACCGTCGAAGTGGAAGCGGGCTCCCAGGAGCACATTGAAATTGAAGCCGAGAAAGACGCGGCTTTGGTGAGCGCGCGTAAGGACGCGGTGGACGCAAAGGCCGCAGCTGAAACCCTCAAGGGTGAGCTTGCTGCTACCACCACGAAGCTTTCGGCGGAGACGGCGCGCGCGGACGCGGCTCCGGCAAAGGCGCTCGAAGCTCTCAAGGCTCGTCAGGGTCTGGAAGCTTCGGCCGTCAAGGTCCTGGGTAAGGACGTGAAGCTGGACGGCAAGTCTGACCGTGACGTCAAGCTGGACGTTATCAAGCATTTCGATTCGGCTTACACCGGCAAGGATGCTGAAGGTAAGGACCACTCTGACGAGCGCGTGGATGGTATGTTTACCGTCTGGACTTCGAGTGCTCCCGCCGTTGCTACGGCGCGTAAGGACGCGCTCTTGCTCGGCCTGAGCGGGCGCACGCCTGAGGGCTCTGAGCGGACGGACTCCAATCCCGAGGCAGACCCGAAGGACCCCGCGGCGGCTGAAGCAACTATGCTCAAGCGCTACGATGAGGCTGGCAAGGCGCGCGGCGCACTCTCGCTCCGACCTACCACGTAGTCTCCTAACTTTTAGCTTAAACTAGAAAGGTTTAAAGAACATGTCTCAGACTTCCTATGCAAACAAGTTCACGGCCGCCCTTGCGGGTCAGCTCGCTTTCTGCGCGCCGGGTCAGGTTGAGGTAATCGATACTAAGGTTACTACGGCTGACATTCTTGCTGGCTCTTTCGTTTGCCGTGACACCACGGTGGACAAGTGCAAGCTTCCGGCTACTTCGGCCAACGTGACGGCGGACGGCTACGGCTTCGTTATCCGTCGCATGGCTAAGGAGCCCCTGACGGACGGTGGCACCACGGCGGACTACAAGTCTGGTACTGACGTGCCGGTCCTTCGCGCCGGGCGTATCTGGGTTAATTGCGAAACCGCGGCGGCCTTCGGTGGCTCCGTGTTCGT